TAGTAATGCAGTTCGGCAGTATAGCTTTGATCCGGAGTCGGCCCAAGGATAAAGTTGCCTGTATCAAAAATGGCGTAATGGGTAGGCGGTCCCCAGTATGACGATGGGCTTGGGTAAGGAAATGACTGCCTCATAAACTCGACATCTTTATTTAGTAAGTATGTCTGATATGTATTTCCAGAACCGTCTGTCTGATTGATAGCTAATGAGAACGTCGCAGTCCAGTCTGAAGGTACTGCTAAGTAGGGGTTACCCGCAGTTATAGTTCCAGTCACGTTCTTACGCAGCGATGGGATCTGAACAGCGTTATAAATCCGTTCTTCTGCGACAGTCACAAATGTCGGGATATAGGTTACGAATACAGACTCTACGTTCTCCGTATAGTCCTGCAACATCTGCCATAAGTTAGATGGAGAGTTCGTCCCTGCTGCGTACGTCAGAGCCATTAGCTATTTTCAACCTGTTTACGGCCTTTCGTCCGAGGCTGCGCACGATCCTGATTATCTTCGTAGTAACGCTTGCCGCGTTCAGTGTTATTGCAGCCACGGATTTCCATGCGCTCTTTCTTCTCACCATTCAACGGCTTGACCCAACGACCGTACGTTTTCGTACCCGTCATGTCCACTTCATCAACTGGATAGCCCTGTTGACCGGGAGTCCCCGTACGTGGGTTTGGTTCAGGCTGCTTGTATTTCCCAATTGGGTCATCGCTCCAATCAAAAAACTTAAAATCTTGCCATTTATTGCTCATTATTTTCCCCTTAATTATGACCAGTTGCCGACGTTTGTGACCGTGTTAATACCGACCTGTCGGATCTTAAAGTATGAACCTACGCCAACAACCGCCGCCGCCGCGACTCCCAACGAAACTTGTGGGATAACTGTACCAGCGACAGATACTCTAATAATTCCCGTAATCTTTGCATATGCTGTTGTATTGACATTCGCTGCAATGAGCGTCGTATTTGCAGCGGCAGTATTGTAGGTCATTGCTGGAGCGGCTGCTGTTGATAAGGTAGCGGCTTTAAGTGCGTGTGCCTCCCAATACTGAGTAAACGTTGCTGCTCCACCTAATGCAAAACCAAACGAACCCGATGTAGACGACATCGACGACAAACTATACGAACACTCAAACTCGTATGTCCCAACAGGCAATGTGATAGCACCGTTTGTTGTCGCGTTAAAAAGTTTTTGTGCAGCGATTTGACTTGTTAAAGTATAGGCTGATGTAAGAGTTTGAATCTGTTCAGACATCAAAACGCCGCGTGATGAGGCAGCGGGGGTAAAGTAACCTACAGTTCCATCGTACTCTATGGCACCTGCCGCTGCGGTATTCGTTAATAATCCCGCCGTCAACGAGATTGATGGGTATGTTGCTGTACCCGCATTAATAATAATTGGATCTGTTTGTGTCCCACCACCAATAGTATTAGATGGAAAAGTGCCAGTACCCGTTATAGTTAATGTGCTACCTGCAATCGCACCGTTAACACTAAGATCATTTAACGATGTTATATAAGTAAAATTCCCAGTTGTAGGAGTAAATTGCCCGATAATCATGTTATCCATGTTACCGGTATTAATTGGAAATACAGTGAGAGTTCCAGTTCCTCCTAAGCCATTATTACCGGGGGCAATTATTATGCCGTTGGGCGCATACATCGTTACAATGCCTGTCCCTGTTGGGGTGATATCCACGTTAGAATTAACGGGATTTAGCATGTATGTTGTAATTTCACTAGGGGTAATTGAGTAGTTTGCACCTGAACGCGCAATAGGAATCTGATCCGTACCTAATACCGGACTACCATCTGGAAGCGCTGAAATTTTAATATTTGTCGTCATAATTATTCCAGAAGTAAATATCCACCCGACTCTAAAAGAATACTACCTGTACCACTTTCTAATCCAAAATAAACCTCTACCGGTATAGAAGTTATTGTAACCGTTCCTACTGCACCAACCGCTGCCAAGTCATTTGGTAAACTCGACCCATTCATTTGGCTAGTAAAGAAAGACGTATTATACCCGACTGGGTTCCAACCCCACTGTATAACCCGACTACCCCCGTCACCACCGTTAACCCCTGTAGGCGTATAATAGCTTGTATCAGGGCGTGGGTTCCGTACGGCTTGCGGATCATTAACCGGATATAACCCCAACTGCAATTGCGGCTGGTCTGGTTCCCAGCACGTAGGACACACAAGAATATTAACGTTCTTAGTCTTAATGACTAATTGCTTCAACTGCGTTAGTTTATACCGAAACCCGCATCTGTCACATTCGGCAATGGCATTCTTAGCCGACGAAAAACGACTCGGCATAGCATCACCTCAAGAATGTTTCTCGAGGGACAAACCGTACCGCTGCCTTCTCACGATCCTCATCTGACGCATTCTGCCAATCTTGTTCATATACCGATTTCAGAATCTCCATGCGCTGTTCTGCACCGGGGATTTTAAACGATAGGTAATAGGCTAAGCCCGATATTAGTGCGGGCCACATCCGGAATGGGACATCCTGCGCATTGACGCCAGTTCCTGCATCTTGCATACGACGCAGCCGTGTATAGACGAATGTATACGTATTTGAATTATCCGGCAGGGGCCATACTGTGATGGTTGGAGCATACGCTGTTGTACTGCCAGACGAAGACGTTTGACCACTTAAACGGTTAATCCAGACCTGAATAGGCCGTCCCGTAGCATTCTTATTTGGGATAGATAGATACGTTGAGCTGGATATCCGGGTGATATTAATATCAGTCTGGTTTGTGGTGGCTCCTGTACGTACAACGTGATCCAATAGGTCTACCGTATCTAATGGTAAGTTGTAAGTCCCAGTATTATAAACCAGCGTAATCGACCCCGTATCCAGCGTCCATAGGTTGATCCCACGGTTCGCCCATTCCATCAGCAATAGGTTAAGACTACGGATAGCTGTACGCATATCGTAGCCAGAGCGAAGTTCCGCTCCGCACCGTTCAAACGCCTCTTCAACAATCTCGTTTAGATCAGGAAGAAACGATGTAGTGCCGGATAATTGGTTTAAACCCATTTAGCAATTCCACGCCCGAAGGCTTTTGTTAATCCGACTATCTGGGTCACTTGCAGTTTTCTTACTAGTCAACTTACGCTTCATGCCTTTCATTCGGGCACAGAACGAGTTACGACGCGAACCACCCTCTGGCTGTGGAGCCTTTAGATGCGCACCATGCGCCCGATTATACGATGCCCGACCTTTAGCATTCAGACCGCCTTTTGGGTTTTTGCCCTCTTTGCGAGTCCAAGCCTCAGTACTACCACCTTCAGCCATCTTTGCAACCGCAGCATTATCAACAAGATTTGGATATGGCCTTCCAGCCGCCTTAGCACGTGCTTTAGCTGCTGACTTTTTAGCACCACTCAAATGCTTGGTCTTATGCCCCTCTGGAGCATCTGTCTCCCAAAAGGGTTTCTTGACTTTGCCGCCTTTCGCCATTCCACCGCCGCAATACACCTTCACGGGGACGTTAGCATCCTTCCTACGTATTTTTGTAGGGTTAACGGCTCCCATCCCCCGCGAAGGAATCATGGCTTACTTCCCGTGAAAATGCGTACGGATATGTTCCGCATGAGGCTTATGACTATCCACATGACCACCATGCTTATGATGATGAACGTGCGCAGTCATGTGCTCTGGATGATGCTTAGGCTCGTGATGCTGTGGGTGCTTAACGTGCCCACCCTTCTTCATATGATGTTCGTGCTTCATTTTCGACTCTCCCTTAGATTTAATTGAACCGCCGCGTTTCTTGCCGTCTCCATCTGCGGCTGCTTCTGCTGCCTGTTGAGCAGCCCTCCGCTCATTTTCCATTTCGTCCCCTTTTGCACTTCTATTTACAGGAGGGACTTTCGATTTCGATTTTGTAGGAATGCGACCTGCTTGTTCGGCAGCTCGTTTTTCATTAGCGTATTCCTCATCATCCGCAGCGTTACCCATCAGCAAACCCGTCCTTTCGTATGACCCTTTGTCGCACAGCCGTCTGCACGGCGTGAAGCATGAGATCCGACATGACCGCCAGAGGCCATTTTAACAAGTTTACCCTTGGTATGACCACGAAGAGCAACGCCATCTTCGCGACGGATTGCACCGCCTTTTTTGTACCCTCTCATAGGGCCGCCACCATCATGACCCATAGGATGATGCCCCATATGACGACCCATGCGACCCATACCAGCCATACCAGCCATACCCGGACCTACACCGCCGTTTGGACCACCACCCAAACCGCCCAAACCGGAACCGGGACCGGGCATACCACCCAAGAGTGCTTGCGATTGGCTGGGATACGTCTGCGCTAATGCTTGCTGTTGAGCGCCCAAACCGCTCATAACACCAGCTTGGTTAGCGGGACCGCCAGTTAAAGGACCACCGTTTGGACCACCACCCAAACCGCTCAAACCGGAACCGGGACCGGGCATACCACCCTGTAAAGGACCGCCGTTTACACCGCCGCCCAAACCGCCCAAACCGGGACCCATACCGCTAGTAGTCGTAGGAGGCATAGGCATACCACCGCTCATACCACCCATACCGCTCATACCACCATCAGCCATCCGCTTGACTTTGCCACCTTTCTTATATCCCAGCATAGGGC